GTAGTAGCAACTGTGTTATAAAGGTTTTGTGTTGTTTGAATACCAACTACAGTTGGGTTACCGATTGTTAATGTTCCAGAGTTTGCACCAATTGCAATTGCTGTACCAGCACCAAAAGCATTAACAGTAGTAGCGACTGTATTATAAAGATTTTGTGTTGCTTGAGTACCAACTACCGTTGGATTTCCTATGGTCAGTAATCCAGTATTAGCACCAATCGCAATCGCAGTACCAGCACCAAGAACATTTGCAGTGGTTACATTTGCATTTAAAAGATTAAAATTACTTTGATTTGAAGTTAAATCTCCACCGTCAATATTCAAATCACCATCAAAGTCAACAGTTGCATTTCTAACGGTGGCAACACCTGTTGTTGCACCCAATACAATGTTAGTTGCAGCACCAAGAACATTTGCAGTAGTTACATTTGCATTGAATAAATTAAGGTTTGCAGTTTGACTTGTAACAGACCCACCTTCAACCCCAAGATTACCACCTAGATTAACATTCTTTTCAACACCAAGACCACCCTCAAGAACTAGACATCCAGTATCTTTATTAGTTGACTCTGTGGTGCCTGAAATTATTGTGGTGCCTGTTAGAGAGAAGTTACCACCAACAAATAGATTCTTTTCAATACCAACACCACCTTCAATGATTAAAGCACCAGTATCTTTATCAGTTGATTGTGTATCAATATTAATTCTAATATCAGCACCAGTAAATGTTAGTTTATCTGTGCCGTTTTCATCATATTCAATTTTGGAGTCTTGACTAGTTCCAAATGTTAAGAACGTATCGTCTGGGATTATAATTTCTCCAGTTCCATCTGGATCTAAATTTATATGTCCGTCAGTGTTTGTTGATGAAATTATATTTCCATCAATTCTAATATTATCAACGTTCCATTGATCAACTTTACGATTCTGATCAAGAATAGCAACAAAACCATTTGCAGGAGTTGTTGGGTTTGTTTGACCTGCTACTAACCCAGGAGCAATGCCTAACAGGTCTGTATAGTATCTACCACCAACTATTAGTGAATTGTTAGAAAAATCTCCGACAAATAGTCTACCACCACCATTTCCATGTGTTCCTACTCCAACTGTAAGACCAAGTTCTCCAAAATTAAGAGATGCTGGAGCAATAGTTCCTGTAGACCTTTTAACTCTAATTATACTTGCCATCTTAGAAATTTCCTCCGTTGATATCTAAATTCTGTGTTGCGCCTGGGGTTAACGTTAATGTGGCATCCCATTTAGAAGTGGAACCATTATAAACAAGAACCATTCCATCAGATAAATTTGGCGCATTGACATCACTGAGTTCAGACAAGGAGGAACCACGAGCACCTGCAAGTGAGGATATAACTTTTATTGCAGATTGCTGCCCTACTCTGACTTTTATTTCTGCCATCAACAAATAGATGATTATCTAAAATATATTTATAATGAATTAAATCCGATAGTCAAATTACTCAATTAAATTTTATTTTGAATCATTAATTAATTGTCTTAACAACAACTTAATCTCATCAATATCTTGTTTCATTTTATTCAATTCTTCTTTTTGCAATTCTCTATTGTGTAATGCATTAACATACTGATTATATGCCAAAGAATCGCAATTGATGATAGCTCCACTATTTTCATCACGATAAAGATTCTGATGCCCTTTTACTCTAATCATCTTATTGCTATTGTTCTAAGTTCTTTAATTCTTGGTGGATATGCTTGATTAGTTCCGGACATTACAATTTTAATTACATATCCATTAAATAAATTAAGATTGTTGGCAGTAAATTCATATTCTTTAAATTCATTGTCCAAACTTGAAGATACAAAAGTATCTGGTTTTCCATTATTTTTAGAAGGATCTATAACTCTTAAAGAATTTAGATTTTCATATCCAGGGAATAATTCAAACGCTTGTTCAATTTCACCGGAGTCTGGTCTAAACAAACTATATAAAATTCTAAAATCAGCAGATTCATGTCTATATGCCGATAAAATAACTTTGAGTGAAGATGCTGGTTGAGCTAAGTTTACTTTTTTTGAAATATAAACCGCAGCATGTGGATCATCTAATATAGAATTTGATCTGTTATCTAGCGTAAAATCAGTAATTGGTCTGTTCAAACGACTTGAAATAAATTCGGTAAATGCGGTATCTAAAAATATTATGGGTGACAAATTGGGATCCGTTGTATTCAAATCTATTGCAGTAGTAAATGATTTGTTTCTTGTTAAACCACTTAAATATTCAGTTTCATTTTCTTTGGAACATACAATTCTAACACTTTTAAGAACATTTAAAGAATTTAGTTGGACCGGTTCATATCCATTATCTAAAAATGAAGTTTCATCTCCACCAACACTCGTTCCAGTTACAGATCTGATTTGAGCGGAAACTGATGTTGATGATCCTGGAGTAATGACATCATATGTGGGTACTATTGAACTGTATAAAATATTTTCTGTTGCAAGAACGTTAGATCCACCTAATGTTGCTTCTGATGTAAATTGTATCTGTGGGTTTCCATTATCGGCGCTTCTATCCGCTCCCTTTGAACTTCCTCGATCAATTTGAATATAATATCTATCTAATCCAATATTTAAATCATCAATATCATGAGTTGTATTAATTCTACGCAATGAAACCCCATTTAATTCATACTTATACATTAAACTATTAACAGAATGTGGAATTATAATTGTAGAATCAACGCCTCTAGTAATAGCATTCAAGGAGCCATTGCCAATAGATTGATATCCAATAATTTCATTTCCAATTTTTACATATCCAGTATTAGCCGCTCCAACAGCAATACCCTCAAATGTACTAAAAATTGCAGTGCCTCCAGCTCCAACAGAAATTGATGTTCCCGAAGCAGACAGTTCTGATGTAATTTGAACTGGTGCTAAACTAGATTCTGCATCCTTAATTCTAAGTTTATTAGTTTTAGCATACATGTGGTGATCAAAGTGATCTACTTGTATATAATTACCAGAATATTGATTTGTTGAAGAGGCAAAAGATCTAATTGTAACACCAGCACCGGTCAATACATTAGAATCATTGTAATAACTTAATTCGCCACCATTAGTAAAAGTATTTCCTTGAATATTTGTTAAGAATAATGTATCTACTCCAGGAGATGTTAAAATAGAAATTCTTGCACCAGTCCCAGTTTTGCTAATAACGGTAGAAGTTACAATTCCAACTACATCTCCAACTTGGTAACCATTTCCTGGATTTACAATTGTTGGTGTTCCAGTGATTGTTCCAGATGTTGCCGTAATATTTAATACAAGCCCAGAACCCTTTCCTATAATGTTAAAAGTGGATACATTATTATTTGATGGTGTTGCCAAATCACTATCATAATTACTTCCTCCTGTGGTTAATCCCACCGTGGCCACAGAACTACCAGTTCCAAAAACGTAACCATATACATACGGTTTTGTTGTGTCTGCAACTTTTCTACCTTTTAACAAATTATTTGTTATAGAAGAGTTTGTTGTTGTAGTAATTCCTAAAGTCGCTGTTCTCGGTAATGTTGTTAATGGATTATTTGTTAGTTTCTGAACATAACCATTACTCTCATCTAATGTTGGATTAAAGAAAGTGGCAGTCCCTGTCGGGGATGTAAACTTTGCCTTATAAAGTTTAAACTTAAGATCCTGATATTGATTTGCTGTCCATATAGATCCATTTTGAGATTTAAACAAACTTCCCATTGAGAATTGTTTAGAGTATGTTACGGCATTTACATCGGGAAGACTTGCAGTATTAACAGTTTTTTCGCCCATGATTGCCGTCCATAGTTCATAACTATCACTATTTTCCGAAATAATTACAACGGCATATTCTCTTCCTGGTGGTAGATAAATTGGTTCATCAAAGGTAATTTTAGTTGCAACAGAAGCATCTGCAGAAATATTAACTTGACTTGGTCTTAAAGTAACTGGAGTTCCAATAACAATCCTTGTAGGAGTTCCAAGTTCAACAGTTCTTATTTCAACTTTTACCGGAGCATTGCCACCATCTTTTTTAGCAAAGAATAAATCAACGGCAGTTAAAAATGCACCGTTTATGTCATCGAATGTAGATGTTGGAGAGGGAGCCTCAACATTTCCACCAACAACAAATGATTGTGCAAGAGGATCAACAAATCTTTGAATTGTTGTTCTTGTATGGGTGTTTATTGTCGTTTGCGAGGTTGTTGTATTGGTTGTAAGATTTACTACAGTTTGTGTGGTTAAATTTTTAGTTGTGTTTGTAACAGTATTCTCCCATTGCTCAAGAGTTCCATCAGAATTAAAATTTGTTTCTGCAAATGAAGTGTCCGAACTTCCAGGAAGACCAGGATTATTTGATGAACTTGAAGACAATTTAAACGTTTTAGTTCCAGTAGGAATTCTTACAGTTGGAGTTGGAGTTCCATTTGGATCTCTTAAGAAAAAGGTTCCAATTAAATCTCCAAAATTATCAGAAATCAATCTTAGGTTAGATACAAATGCTACGGCACCGCTAGTTTGCCCAACCAGCTGCATACCAGAAACTAAATATCCAGAATATTTTCCTTGAGCTTCTTCTGATAGTGAAATGGTATCAATATTTAAAATTGTAGATGACTGACTATATCCTGATGATATAGATTCATTTCTATTATATGGATTAATTGTGTAAGTTGCTGATGGTGCGTTATATGGTCCATACTTGTGATTTGGTGTTGCAACCCTAAATGTAATTAAATTCCTGTTATCAAATCTCCCTATAACTGCTTCCCCTATTATAAATGCTTTAGATGGATTTGAAATTTCAACTAATTTTGGAATAAAATCAACACCACTATTTCCATCTAAAAATTGATAAAATTGAGTCGATGGTTTAACATTAGATACTGAGAACTGAATGTTTCTAGATCTCATAAACGATTCTTTGGACGATGAAATTAGAACATTTCTTATTGTAGTATCAGTATTACTTACAGTATCAAAAGTTGAAGATGATGAAAGTGAAGAAGTTGTATTAGTGACCGTATTAGATGTTGTGGTACTGGTAGAATCAGTTATTGTTCTATTCCCTCTCCCCCTAATTGTTGGTAAATTAATAGTTTCTTCAGTATTGATGTTAATTGGTGCTAATGTAACCGCAACATTACTTGTCAAATTTTGAGTAAGTATTCTACTAGAATTTAAAGTTATATCAATATTTTTATCTGGAAGCTGAACTGTTCTAACCCAATTATCAATCTCTGGACTGAGTTTAATATCACCACTATACACAATAACATTAAATGGATTTACATTCTCAACGGTTGTCGCAAATGCTTGTTCTATCCATCCAATAGAATCATATTTTAAAGTTAGTGCCTGCCCAGTTTTTTGAACATTTGGATCTAATAATTGGAAATTTTGCGACGTATCTAATTGCTCATCAATGACTGAAATTGCTGGGGCAAGTTGCGATTTGAGTGAATTTCTACTAACAATGGGTGTCAATTCATTTGCAGAAGTATTAACTCTTATGTTAGACAATCTATTATTGGTGAATGCATAATTTTTAAAGTCATCAACAAAAAATCCACTCTTAAATCTATTATTTCCTTCCTCATCTTGAATTTGTAAAGTTTGAGTATTTAATTCAAGTAGTGATAATGAAGTTACTCTCTCTAAATTTTCTACCCTATCTTCAATTAAACCAATATCTCTCATTGTATATCGTCTATTATCCACTAATGTTACAACGGCATTTGCAGGGTTGTAAAGATATGGTGGTAATTTAATAGTTGCAATTTCCATTACCGCATCACTTTTAGATGGTGCCTTAGGAGTTTTTGAAGATATTCCTCTTTCAACAATAAATGTTCCGGTTTTATCTAGATATAATTTATCAATTCTTGCTAGATAATATTCATATCCAAGTAAAGAACTTTCGTTTGGTGATAAAATACGAGTTGGTTTTATAGTTCTCGATGAAAAATCAAATGGGGAAGATGAAATTTCAGTAAATACAGGAACTCTTGGTCTAAAATCTAATGTATCGGAAGTCCTTATTGAGTTCTGATTAATAAATGGAACATCATGAGTGAATCTTTCTGCGTCATAACTCAAAACTGTAAATATGTCACCAGAATCATCTAACGGCACAGAATAATAATCAAATACGATTAAAAGTTTTTTAGATGGTTCTGGAGTATTTTTATTTCTAACAATTTTAGAATAATCGTAATATTGATTTTTTTGACCCTTATTAAGACTATATGAATTTGTAATATCGTTATATTTTCCAGGAGTAATTGATTCAATATTCGTTTTTATTTTTGATTCACTAAATGTAATATCCTCGGTAGATGTCAATTTTTCTGAATTCAAATATACAACTCCTAAAACATTTGTTGATTCTTTAGTAACAACTCTAGCAATAGCGCCGCTAGTTGACCCCAAAATATTTTCGCCAATAATTGCATTTGTTGTTACATTAGCACTGGCACCAAACTGTATTTTGTCCAAGGTAGGTGCTGAAGAATCATATGATTCGTATATTGATATTATTTTTACAACATCTGGATAATTTAAGGATATTTCTTCGTCCTGAACTCTTAAACCATAATATTGATTATATGAAAGACCATCTCCAATTGATGAGCTAATACCACTTCCCGATTCTGGATATTTTGATTTATCCACAATTAAAGTCTGACTTTTGTTATATGTTTTTATTTTACTTTGAATTCCATTTTTAATTATTGTAGAATTTACAACAACATTATTTGTTTGGTTAGGAGTTAATCCACTAATAGTTATAGTATTTCCACTTAAAACAAATTGATCTGAAGTTACTGTGCCAATGCCACCATTACTATAATGTATAGAATATCTTTCTTGATCAAATGCTTCAAAAAATGCGCTTGAGATACCACTAATTGCAGATATGTCAAATGTCAATACTCCCTGAGCATTAGTAGATTGTCCGGTTATTTGTTGAGAAAGTTTTAATAAAGAATTAGAAAGATTTACTGAAGCAATATTATTATCTGGCAATTTTGCATATAATCCAGAATCCTGATTTCTTATAAACGGAGCACCAATAGAAACATCAGTGAATTTTCCATTTGTAATTACACCATCATATACACCCGCCACGCCTGGTGTAGGTGCAATGGTTAATGTTCTACCGTCTGGGGAAATTGCTGTGACTCTATTAAATGTTGAAAAATTAGCCGGAACTGTAACTCCCAATCCAGAGATTGAACCATCATTTAAAATAACTTGAAAAGAGTTTTGTGATAATGTGGTTTGATATCTAATAATTGATCCAACCTTTACTCCTATAAAGTTTTTTCCAGCACTTGTTACAGTATTTGATCCACTTATGGTTAGTTCAGTTACCCCATTTGGAAAACTAAATTTTTCAAGAACGCAATCTGCCGTAAATTGTGAAAATCCTGTTGATGCATTTTGTTGTACTGATTTAATATCATCAGTAGAATATGCTATTACGGATTTAATAGTTCTTGAAAAGTCTAGTCCATTAACAATCAATTGTTCTCCAACGTTAAAAGTTCCGGAAGTTTGACTTAAATTAATAGTTGTAGAATTTTCTCCGGCAGCAACGGCAAAACCACTGGCTCCACTACTTTTCCCCTTAACAAAGGAAGTTTTTGGCAATTCTGTATTTGATACCGAAGAATTTAAAACAAGAGTAGTATATGTTTGAATATCATACAAATATAAATTAAAATTGGTAGAAGCATTTTTGTAAGGAGCATCATCCAAACTAAAATTATATACTCTAGCATTACCAATAGTTGTAATTCCTGCCGATCCTTTTAATCGATCACACAAATTTATAATCTCTGTCTGTTTTGCTGTTCCAAAAACATTATTGACTTTTAAAATATTTCCCATTTCAAAAGGAATATTTACATTTTCAATCTTTTCAGTGTCTCTGGGTTTTTTTACATCAAGAATAGTTGCTGAAATTTTGTCTATATCATATCCCCGAACATAAGCTTTTCCTGGAGATATTTTTACACACATTAAATCTTCAGACGGTTTATTTTTTTCTGCTGTCGTTTCAAAATCAAAAAATAATCCATTATTTCCTAGTCTATCATTTAATGAATTATTTACAAAAACACTAAATGGTTCAACTGTATAGTCACCAGATTCATCATAAGTTCTAGCTGCCATATAATCTTTGATTATATTGTATTGAGATTTTTGTTCAATTATTTTAATTTTTCCATTTTCAACTCTTAACAATTCAATAAAATCTGTATCATTAAGATCTGATATTAATTTTTTAGTTAAGGTTAAATTAATCTTAAACCTATCAGCACCTGGTGCCGCATAGTTTGTAAATCCTTTTGAAGGGTCGTATAATGATTTTTCATCTTTTGATCCGATAATTAGTTCATCAATTTTTAATCCTACTCTATACGAAGGGGTATTACTATAATCATCTAAAATTATAGTTTGTTTTGATACATTAACAAAATATCCTCTAACAAAATAAACACCATCACCTATTGATGCTGAAGACCCTACGGATGTTGCACCCAATGGTATTAAAGACGCAAATGGAGTTCCTGCATTAATAGTTGTATTTCCATAAGTTATATTTTTTTCTGCAATTAATGCCTCACCATCTTGAAACGGGTTAAATTGAAAATTATTATCAGAGTCTAAATATTTTACATATATGGTTAAATCAGTTATATTTGAATTATTTGGAAAAGAAACAAATTGAATTGTTGCACTTGTTCCTGATATTTGGCCGGTTACCTTCATTCCAATAAAATTATTAATATAAAGAGATATATCAACTCCAAAATTAGTCGAATTAAGTTTTACGGAATTAAAATTTCCATCATATGCAATATTTCCAGGAATCACCATTGATCCGTCTTTAAACATATGACTTCCAAAAGTCTTTATTTGATTCTGCAAAATTGATTGCAGAGTTGTCAGTTCTCTTGCCTGTACTGGAAACCCGGGTTTAAATAGGACTTTGTAAAAATTCTTATTAGAATCAAAATCATCATAGTATGGATTAATATTTAAATCTGTTTTTTGTACCATTTTTGGTTAGAATTCCAGAATAATTTTAATGTCTTCTTTTTGCCTAATATCTCTTGTTACCAAGGGGCGATTATCAATATAAATTATATCTCCCTTCTTTTTATTTATGTCTGGATTTGAAAGACCATTTGTAAACACTGTTCCCAAATTTATAGATTTATTTCCAATATTAATTTGACTTCCTGTAGGGAAAGCAGTATCAATAGATGCAGTAAATCCTTCGCCAACTATTGACCCGCCAGAAGATTGAAAATCATAAACAGAAGTTACATTATTATAATCAGTTTGATCTAAATTATCCTTAAAGTATAAAGATCTATCTCTAAAATATTTAAGTACTTTTGTTTCACTATCATAGGATGCTATGTACGCTTTTGCAGTCCCACCAGTTACAGATTGAGTTATTTCAGTTCCTATTATTGGAGTTCCCGTAAAATTAGAAGTAAATTTAATTGCTCCTAAAGATGAATATTGATTTTCTGTAAAAATAATAGTATCAGAAGAATATGTGGTTGGATTTTTTATAATACCAACTTGTGAAAATTTAGTATCAATAGGAAAATCTTTGGTTGAATCATCAAATCTCGCATATATTAGTATTTTATCTGTTCCCAATTCAGTATAAATATCACTTCCATGTCCTTTGGATGGTGGAATAATTGGAATTAATTTTGCAGGATTTGTTAAACTTCCCTCCGGTTGAATACTCCCCAAATCAACGATTGCCCAAGTATACCCAAAACCTCCTGCCGTAACTTGTGTAGAGATAATAGATCCAGACGAATCAACATTGACTAATACTTTACCACCGCTACCGTCTCCAAGGATATCAACAATTTTTGAACTATATCCAGCACCACCATTTGCAATGTATACTTTTTTGATTTGATTTGGATTGGTAGAACTAGACTCCCCATTTTCTCTCAAACTTACAATTTGAGCATCTGTCGAAGTTGCCCATTCGTTAGGAACAACAACATATTCAGTCGAATCAAATTTTATAATATCGCTAGGTAAAATTGAAAATAAATACTTCCAAATATATCCATCTCCACTTGTTCCGGCTGCTGAAGGTTCTAGATCAGTAAACGTGGGTTCATCTTGTGATTTATTTCCTTTTAAGTTTACGCCAGAAGATCCATTATCAATACAAATATAAACTCTAAAGTCACTAGTAATTACATAGTAATTTGAATCATATAGTCTACTAGAATTAGAATTTGGTGATCGATTATTTATGCTATAATCATGACGATACATGTCATATGATGTATTAGACTGCCACTGAACTTTTCTTATGACTCTTCTAATATTAGCAGACGTAATTTTTTTACCAAATAATGCAGTATCTCTGTAATGTGAAGGATATTCAAAATTATCAATTGGATTTGGTGTATTGTTATTCCAATTAGTAGTTCTCCCAAATGCAACTTTGTCTGGATTATTTAATCCCAAAAAAACATAGTAAGAATTATTGGTGCTCACTACAGAATCTACAAAATTACTTGCATTTAATATTCTAAATTGATCGGTTACAATTGCTGGCATATTGATGTTTTTAGATATTTATAAGAGTTTTGGAAGTGCTCCGGTATTTCTAATACCGGAATTTCTTCTTTGAATTGTGGGGAAAGTCGAAAGACCAACATCAACAGTATTTCCAGTCACTCCTATAGAAATTGGAGAACTTGATCTACTGAATCCAAATAGTCTTCCCCAAGAGTATCTTCCAACAGGATTTGATATGTTTCCAGTGGAATTTAAACCGACTACGGATGTAGTTGATAATATATTACAAGTAATAATTCCAACTATTCCAGTACTAGACCAACTACTAATATAGTAAATATTATCTACGAAAGTTGTTCCAATTCCAACTTTTGAAGAATCTGAATTGTCAATAGAAGTTACTCCAGTACCAACTCTTGTATCAAAAATATAAATTGGATATCCAGTGGACAGACCAGCAAATGATTGGGAGTTAATATGGAATTTAAGTGCCAATGGATTTCCCCCAGTGCCTGTTGAAGTTGTGATTCCAGTAATAATTCCAGAAAATCCATTGACTGTTGATGATATTTTAGTTATGTTTTCATATATTGGATTTGGGAATGGTGCAATAACTTTTGGTGGACTTGAGGACGTATAACCAAAACCGGGATTAGTAATTGTTATTGGTGTTGTTAATGTTCCACCTGCACTAACTGTAACTGTTGCAGTTGCGATAGATCCTATTCCTACTCCTATTATAGAGGGTGAAGAAATTTTTACCACAACTGAATTTCCAGTGTATCCACTTCCAGAACTATTAATAACTAATGATTGAATTGTTCCTGCCGCCGAAACAACCGCAGTTATTCCTGCTGCCACCGGATCCGCAGATCCATTTATAATTATAGCTCCAAAATCTGTTGGATTTTCATAATCAAAGAATTGTGCATTATCAACAAATATTTCATTATCGGTTGTTGAAAAATTTTTAATAATTTTTGCTGTCGGATATACTAATGGTTCAATTGAATCTCTTGTTTTATAAACGATTTGACCATTAATTATTTTATCTGATTTTTGTTTGATCCAACTTAATGGTTTATTATCTATTTCATCTATTCCCCGACCAGTATAAAGATTAGTTTCAAACTTATCCGAGAATGATAGATCAAATATTACTCTCTTGTCCTGTGTAACTGTTTTAGAAATTGAATTATTTTTTAATACTTGTACTTGATCTCCTTTTTTTAAAGTTTCTGGTACATTTGTAACTAATGTACTATCATCTTCTGCTGTTCCTCTATAGAAGAAAATCGCAACATCATCTTCTGATTTGGGGGCAGTGGTAAATACGAAACTAGTGCCACCTTCAAATTCATATGCGACTCCAGGATCTTGAATTACGCCATTTATAACTATTAGTAGAGAATTAGCAAGGTTTACTTGAGATCCTTTTAACTTTTCAAAACTTAATAACTGATCATTATAAAATAGAGGAAATCTTCTCCTTACTCCATCTTGATAATTTTTAACAGAATCAATATAGTCTAATTGACCAAATTGCCATAGTGCAAATGAATCCGAGAAAGTACTAAGAACAGTCAATTTAAATTCAGATAATGGAGATGCTAATCCTTTGGCAGTCACTAATCCTACAGGTTTAAATACGTCCCCTCTTTGGAATGCATAACCTTGTCTAGAAATACTAAATTTGGAAACCTCAAAATATGTAGACCCAATTCCAGTTGTAGAACTTGCACCAACTTCGACATTAAGTAAAAGTCCAATTCCAGTATTAGTTGTTGCACCAATTCCTAATCTAGATACACCAGTTATGGTAAGATTTTCATAAGATGGTTCAGATACAAATATTTTAGGATTTGTATATCCGGTTCCACCATCAACAACAGTAAAGGAAAGTGTTCCACCCACACCAACTGATGCAGTTATGATTGCAGTATTTCCAATATGACCACTTTGATATACTGAAACTCCTATCGCAACAATTCCATTATATCCAGAACCAAGATTATCAGTAGTTCCCAATCCAACAGATACTATACTACCTCCAGCACCAACTACAGCAGTAACTGCTGCTCCTGCAAGTGGTGCATATCCAAGACCAGTAGAAGATCCCAGAGAAATAATTATTCCACCTCTAGGAGTTTGATTCTGATTTATATCCGAAAGTGAAATAGTAATGTCATCTGTAACAGCGTTTCTGATTCCGGAAAATACTACACTTGATATCCCAACACTGGAGTTTTCAATAATTTTAAAATTATTTTTTGGATTATTTAAAGTTTCTGGTGTTTGGAAAACACTGTTTATGAATAATATCCCATTTCCTCCGGTGGTTCCAAGTCCAACAGTATTGGCTCCACCTACTCTCAATGCAAATGTTCTTCCTATACCAGTGAATTGATCTGAAATATCATCATAAATTTGATTTGATGTATAATCATTTCTTAAATATACTCTTCCGGCAAAATCCGATGTTTCAAAATTTAAATTACCCAAATCTTTATTAATCTGTGGATTTCCTCTTGGAGATTCCGTAAAGAAAATATTATTTTTTACAATATTATAAGAACCTTTATAAATTTTAGCTTCAGTAGAATCTGTGTGAGAAGTTGCAGATGATCCAACAAACCCCCTTGTAACCTCAACTAAATTAATAATTCCACTATCCGTAATTGGTCCAATATTAGTCGTCCCAAAACCAACATTAACAATACCCATATATTCATTATCAACTTTAAGAATATCTTTTGGTGATATTGTTGATATTCCGCTTAAAGAAAATATTGTAGATCCTGCACTAATTTGACCACCATTTCCAGATAGTGTGTGTGATATTTTAGTGAATATTAAAGGATATTGTGCTAAATTATCAATAGTAATAATTGCCTTTTCATTCTTTTTAAACATTTCAAGTTTATGTGCATTACCAAGACCGTATGAAGTAAATGTAACTCCTATTCCTAATTGTGCATAGTCTGGTCTTGTGGATAATTTAAATGAGTTATCAGATATTTTAATAACATAAACATCAGAAGGTAGTATTGTAGTTACGACTCCAACAGAATTTAAAGTTGCTCCAATTCCAACTGCACTTGTTCCAATTCCAACGAATGTTGATTCTGGTGTATAAATTAATCTTTCTTTGGGACTAAAGAAATGATTTGGTATCGTAAATTCTCCGGTAGAAGGATTTAATATATTAGAATTTGATGGATCAAATGTTTTTGTAAAAATTGGTACTCCATCAGAAGTTAATTTAAAGTCTTTTCTATTAACTCTATTTCCATTAATAGCATTGTAAAATTGTAAATCAATAGATTCGGTTACACTTCCATAAGTTAAATCCGGTGCAATATTTTGCGAATCTAAAATTGTATACAGACATTGATTAAAAGATGAAATTTTTATCTGTGATGTTATTGAAGCGTCTGGATAGAATTTTAAAGAAAAATTATCTCCAGAGTATTCTCCACCAAAAGTTCCAATTCCAGTTGCACTGTTGGCGGAAAGAAATGGAGACTGTTGGACATAAATGTTAGACAGGTCCTGAACCAACATAATTTGATGGAGAGCACTCGTTGACCCAACACTAACCTCAACTAAAGATTTGATAGCATTGAAATTAAATTTGTCTAATGATATAATTGATGTCGATGCCGCAGAAACTGTGGATGTGTAAACAGATTGGTATAATGCTCCCCGCTCAAATCCAGACAATTGACCATTCAGTAAAAATCTATGAGTTCCACCACCAACAGATGTTGTACCAAATCCAACGACCTTAGATCTTGTATTAACAGTGTTTAATGAATTATTTGTATAATTTAAGGATAAAATTCCCGAAGAAATAGATGCACCAAATGTTCCTATAAAGTTTCCGGAATAAAGATTAGTTGAAAATTCAGAATCAAAATAGTATTCTGAAATATAAGTATCAGTTCCATTATGAGTTAAATATACCTCAACAAAATTCATTTTATTTGGTATTGTTGTTGTATCAATAATCTGAACATTTGTATATAATGAAGAGAATTGATTAGATTGTACTGATAGAATAGAAGTTGTTATTCCAGATCCTATTGATTTGTTTGATCCAGTCAAATTAATAAATCCAATCGGATTTGTTCCAATTCCCGGTAAAATTGTATTAAATCTACTTTTGATTAATTTGATATCATAATCAATATTAAATGGATCATTAGGTTCAAATCTTAAATAACCATCAATTATTGAGAATTCTCCAAAATCATCTTGCGCGGTATATGTAAGTCCTACTCCAGAATTAATTATTTTTGATTTTTCTGCTAGAAAATTATTAGTACCATCATTTAATAATATTAATTCAGTTAATTGAATTTGTGTATTATTCAGATCAGAAACTCTAATTAATAGATTATCATAAGATGTTCCAGAATTTAATTTTATTAAATTTAAAGCTTTACTAGGACTTGTATTTAAATTGGAAAATTGTTTGTTTATATTGTCTATTTTTAAAACAACATTACTTTTACATTCAATATAACTTGATAGTTTTTTATTTTTTAATTTTAATAATTTTGAAAAAACAGTTGATGTAATTCCAGTGTTTACAGTGACTACATCAACATCATTTACCAAATCAAAGTCATAAATTGTATCAACTCTATTTTCTTCGACAATATCACGAATTATAGTTGTCGAATTATTAGATGTTGTAATTCCAGATCTTGCAGTTGATGTGATTCCAGTATCCGAAAAGTTTTTTAATCCACTAGTATGGACCAAACTATTGACAGGAGTTCTTAATTCATTATAAGTAATTGGGCTCTTTATTGTATACGAAAGATTCTGATAATAATCATTATCCTGTACTACTTGATCATCATAATTTAATCTCCCTACATTATCAGACCAACCAAGATTTTTTCTGACAGAATAGTCAACTTTAAATTTTCCAGTGCTAGCATCAATTTTACTTACTGTTGCTATATTTCCAGATTCTTTTCCGGTGATAACATCGCCAACAACTAATTCATAATCTCCAATCACCTTAATAAAAAAGGAATTACAATCAGAAATTTTTAAATCTACCTCATTACCATTAACTACTAGATTTTCCCCAATATTAAATAAAGAAGAAATTTGTTTAACATCAAATGTGGGATAATCTTTTTTGTTTACAATGTTTGGAATAGAATCTTGAATTGTTTTTGCTATCCCAGTATTTGTAGTTAACCCTGAAATATTAATAGTGACTTGATGAAGATTTGTAGTGCTATTGTAATTAGATACGGGAAAAAACTTGTATCCATAATCTTCGGAGTTAAATCCAGATCCATCAGTACTGAATTTTTGAATTCCTTCTATAAAAACTTCATCATCAGGCCCAAAGGGGTTTGTTGAAAATCCAAGTGTTGGTGTTGTTATGAAGCAAGTAAAAATTCCACTAGAATTAGATTGAACTTTTTGAACACTAACTCCATTAGTATTATTAGTAGTAAATAGTTTTACTGATGTTTCTGAAAGACCCTTTGGTTTTTGTACTATATTTACCGAAGAAATTGAAGATCCAGATAATTTTGCCTCTAATATTCCACTATTAATCTTTTGTCCAGTACTGGAATCTACAATTACAATTGATGGTGAGTTTACATATTGTCTTCCACCACTAGTGACTGTGATAATACCAATAGTATTTGAATTTTTAATTGAAATTAGTGGTGATATGTATGAAATTGGCTGTAAAGTTTTATCTGAAGAATATTCAAATCCTTCATCAATAATTCTTACTTCTCTTGCATTACCTATAGATGTTGATATTGCAACAATAAAAGCATCTTTTCCACTGGTAGAATTAGATCCCACAAAAATTGGAATCTTTTTATACCCATATCCTCCTGAAATAATATTAATTTTATCAATAGGACCTTTTGCAGTCAATGATTTCGTATTGTATTTTAATACACTACATTCATTTTGAGAATATTTTAGTTTTTCTGGTTTTTCGATTAAAGATATATTGAAGGTCGTTGATCCTATGCCAGAAACTGTATAATTTTTTAAAGTATAAGTACTATTAATAAATAATATTTCCGAATAGTTAGTCACTGTTTTATCAGAAGTACTAATGTATCCAGATTTTTCTAAATTATAATATATTTTATCTGGTAAAGACTCATCATAATTAACAGTCAAAGATGCAGTAGAAGAAACACCTACTGTCCCAATACCTGATATTGTAAATTTACCAGTTTTGGCAGTTGAAACGAACTCTTTACTATAACTTTGATCATAATAAAGTTTAAATTTATACCCAATTAAGGAACTATCTGATAAATTAAATACTAAATTGTTATTTTTAACTGATTTGATTTGAGGATTTACTAATGAAATGCTTTGACTTGATCCTCCAGTACTAGCAATGCTTACCACCGTTGGAGGAGTAGTTTTATTATCAATTAAAGTTTTAGAAAGTTTAATATTATTATCATCAACTCTAATAACATAATAAAAATCTGTTGTCAATCCAGATGCAATTAAATTTGCAGAATATAAAACTTTATCACCGGTTTTTAAATTATGAGAATTAATAGTAATAGTATTTGTTGTTGTATTGATACCAGTAGAGTTAAATCCAATTGGGTTAATTAAAATATTCCCGGTTAACAAATCTCTTTTAACATTTACAAATGATGAGGTTCCAATACCAACAGAAAGATTTGATTTAACTTCTAAGTCAATAGTATCTTCATTGGATAGTTGGTGAGAAGTTGATACTGAAACTGTAGAACTAATTTTTTCAACTTTTCCAATAATTTGTGGATATAGACTTTCAAATGAATACTTTTCATTATTAGCATCATTTTGATTTACTGTACGAAAATATACTTCAGAAGAATTTAGATTAGTTTTTATTCCAATAACATTCTTATTTTTATTGCTTACATATACCGGAGAATTTGTAGGTAGATTGAATGTAGACGATGTTGGTGAAGTTGAAATTGCTATTTCTCCGCCCGGTAAACTTACCGTTGGTGGAATTTTAAATATTACTGCTTGATTATGAGTAAATGGATGATTTTCAATATAAATTCCCTGTGTTGGAATAACTCTCGTAATAGTAGAACTACCAAATGATACAATTATAGAATTTGTAATTCCCGAAATAGTTCCAACTCCTACTGATTTTGTCGGGTTAAAATATACTTTATTATTTACATCAGATTCAAAATAATCTATATTTTGCGAAATGATAAATGAATCTGGAATAAAATTTATTTGTGTTGTTGCAGTATGAGAGACTCCGGTAGATCCTCTTTCAACTTTAAGTATATTAAGATTTTTAAATACCTCCAATATTGACAATGTTTCACTACCAA